CGAGAATTAGAAGGTCAAGGATTTTCAGATGAGAATTTGGAACTTCCTCCTCTAATGGCAGATGCTGATATTCGACGTAAAATATATGCCTCGAAAAAGAAGGTTGTACGAGCAAAGAAAGTAGATGTAGACTTGTTTATTAAACAAGCACAAGAAAAATTTCAAAGTGCTCTTGTGAAATGCAAGAAGCAGAGCTGGAATGCCAATGAAAGGCAGCAGGGGTTTATAAAATTTATAATGAAGAAGAACGATACCTCTGTACTGGTACATTAGTAGGAAATAAGATGTACGTAGTTATGCATTGTTTGTCAGAAAACATAGCTAATAAGTATACGGCGAGAAATCATGTTCATTCATTACAATTATTGGCAAGTGAGATGTTGGTAATGAATGATGATATTGTGGCGTTTAGAGTGCATGGGATTAAGAGTCCTTTTGGTAATACGAATTTGAAAGTATTGCAAGATGCAGCTATTGTTACAATTTTTGGTTTCGGATCAGGAGATAAAACAACGCCTGATTCTATAGTTGGTTTCGCGAGTCCACAAGGATGGTGTAATGCTAAGACAAGATCAGGTGATTGTACATCACCAGTCTTAGATCGCGATGGTAACATTGTGGGTTTTTGGACTCATGGAAATGGAAATGACTTTGGTCGTTTTGAATGTGTTACTGACTCATTTATTGCATTGGCGAAGTCTGGATTTCAAGTGACCCATAATGGTCTGGATTTTCAGTCTTCCCCCCTCTCCCAGAAAATTTGATTGAGAGGCCGTTCTATGAACGGTATCCTTCTCAATATTTGGAGAAGGATGGGGGACCGGTGTTTTCGGAAGACATGTATATTGGAGAATTACATGATCAATACTTGAAAGAAGAGTATTTCTTACCGGTAATGTCAATAAAGAAGAACCCAAGGTATAAAAATAAGCGAGAAATGGACCCACAGGTAAAGTGTTTTCTAGATGAAAATAATATTAAAGAAGAACCTGAATGGGGGCTTCCGGTACCAAATCCTGAAGCAGCTTATAAATCACTGTCAAAGTATGGAAAAGATCTCTACTTCATGAAACCTTCAATGGTTGAAAACATGAATGAAGCATGGGATTGGACAGAAAGACAAGTCAGCCCTTACATGAGCGAGAGTCGCGTTAAGTCAGCTGAAGAGGTGATTGATGGCCTTGATAAAACAACATCTACGGGTGC